CTCTAGCTTTATCATGATCTAAAATAGCATTTCGCATTTGCTTTAATAAACTCAAATTATCAATGCTAATAGATTTTTTACCTAGTTTATCAATTTCATCAATAAAGTTTTCTTCGAGTTGGCTATTAATAAAATCCACCTTTGCTTTATCAGCTTTATAAGCCTCATAAACTGGACGGCCAACATCTTTTAATAATACGCGCTTCGGATTAGTTACATATTCTGGTTGTAAACAATATTCCTCTTTAAATTTATCAGGTTCAAGCATATAACTATGAAATGCCGAACCAAATTCCATTTCTTTTGTGTACTTTTTTGGTGGTCGAGATTCATTAAGATGAAAAGCCCAATATTTATAGGGTGATTCGAGAAAATCCATGATCCCCGAACGGCTGATCGCGCCGTCCGAATGATAATCCTCATTTGAAAGTGTAGGGTAAATGCCTGGTTGTATCATAATTTGCAGCCCTTAATTTTAGCTTGATTATCAGCTTTAAACCGCTCTATTGCTTCGTCAAGAATTACACGAGTCTCAATAGAGACATCGTGCAATAACTCGTAAATTTCAGCTTCATTCATCACATCAAGCATCTTTATCATTTTTTCGTATGTCACGTAAACTCTCCAGGTCAGCTATTAATTTTTTATAATGCAAACAATCTTCTTCGCCATTTTTAAATCGTATAGCATGAAAATTACATTCTTCAGTTTGAGTATGTAATCTCATTTTCATCTCATTAATAAAACCATCAAGAATCTTATTATCCATTATTCAACCCTCGTGAAACCAAAGCCTCTATCTTTGTGATAGTTAGTCGGGTTAGTTTCTTGTTTATTATAATCACTATTTATAGCTGTTTTTTCGTCGTATTGCTCCCAAGCAAAGGCTTGTGTCATTAGCATGGCTAGCACAACAAACCAGACTATCGATGTTACAGTTAAAAGTAATGTAGTTTTCATTGGTGTTTCCTCTGTGATTGATTGAAATGGGCTATTGTCCTATGTAAGTATCGTCACCCATAATTTTTTAACGTGCTAAAAGTTTTAAGAAAGCTTTTTTGGCTTCTGTATGCTCGCAATCATTTACCATATATTCATGAGGATTGATTGTGTTTACAGTATCATTTGCATCAGCTTCATTTAACCCTGTTTTTATTAATATTTTCTTTAACGATTCTTTCGCTGATTCAAGCGTGTCGTGCATTTCCCTTGAATTTTCTTTTCCATTAAATGTAAATCCTATACAGTAAGTATCAGGTTCATTTTCTTCTATAAACTTTATCAAAGCGAATTCTGTTACTCTGTCTAAATTTATAATCACATCACCAGCATCATCTTTTTTATTTGCTACTTTCGATTGTAATAAATGTAACATTTTGTTTCCTCTCTAATTAAACTCCCCGCCCTATGCGGAGAGTCTTGTAAATTCATAATAGCGGCTGTTCTTTCGGTATAAACCTCCTCTCCACTGACTCTTTCATATTATCAATTTGCTCTGCTACCCATTCTTTATCGTGATGCTCGAATGGTTCCCAGACTCCTGTATCGTCATCAAGTAGGCATAATTTACATTCTGATTCTTCACATCCCTCATGCGTCAATGCATCTAAAATCTCTATATAAGTTGCGTCTTCATTCCAGTAAGAGAGAAAATTACCGAGTGCAAAGTTTTCGTATTCATTCATGCGGATAGCCTCGTGAAAGATTTAGATTTAACAGCTTGTGATCCATGAGCAGTGCGTATTTCATCCATTGAAAACTTACCCCTTCCCTTACTCTTGCTTCCTTCGGGCTTCCACATCCACATCATTTTCTTAGGTGCCCACTTATAACCCGCTTCTTTCAATATCTCTTTAAATTCGCGGGTATTTCCACTTACCCATATCCATGTACCGCAAATCTCAATTTCTAAGCCTAGCGCAATGATGGCGTTTAAAGCGGTATTCATTTCCTCGCTCAGATTCAATTCATCATCTAAACTGCCATTATCCTCCACGCTACTCGCTACATAGTCAGACAATGAACTCCAGGCGCAATTGATTACTTTCATCATCTCTAATCCCGCCGGGTTGCGGTCAGGATGATACGCGCTGCAAGCCTTACGATATGCCCGCTTTATATCCTCAAATACCGCCGTGCTGTTTAGCCCTAATATCTCCAGCGCTTGTCTGTGTGTTAGTTTCATGCTCTTTTTTCCCATTCTGCTTTGGCTTCATCAAACTTCAGCACTAGCAGTTCTTGCAAGCACTCAATGTCATTCAGCGCGTCCACTATATCCGCGTTATCCAGCCTTCTTATTGCTTCCTTCAGCCAATAACTACTGCTTCCGTCTTTCAATATCATTAATGCTTTCTGTTTATACGTCATGCTCTAGTCCTCACTTATCTAAAAGTATCTTTTACAATTCTTACAATAATTCCGTCATCATTCTCAATGTGAATCTGAAACCCTTTTCTTCTGTATTCCCTATCAAACTTCTCTAAACATTCCTTTTGCGTTTTACCCTTAAAATATACAGTTGCACCTTGGCTATTCATCGCGCTTAGTTTCATTCTCTAGTCCTCATTTAGTTAAACTCGTATGCTGCCCATGCTTCATAACCATCAAACATCCAGTATCCATCTACCGCCTTGCTCATGTAGGTTGCCCAGGGACATAACTCTTTCGCTTCCCCTCTATCATTCGTATACACATATTCGCTTCTCATTACTTCTAGTCCTCTCTTAGCAATTAACAATCAAACAACATTCTAATTCACACGCTAAATTATTTGCGTTACTTATAGCTATCTCTCTCGATATGTAACTACTATACTTGTATTGATTCCTTTCACTTCTTACTACTCTAACCACGTATCTATTTGCTTCTTGATTTACTATTACTTGTTTCATCTCTAGTCCTCTCTTAGTTAAAAAACCCAACCGCTTTCATCGCATTAAATGCCTCAATACATAATGGCTGAAAACCTTTCACTCTCGCATAGTCACAATATGCTTCGTAGCTCATGCTCTAGTCCTCTCTGTTGTTGTTTCAGTAACGCTACTATACTCGATACCGCGCACTAACGCAAGTACTTTATGCTCGATGGCGAACTTAATTATCTCATTGGCTGACTTGCTCTGGCTAAATGATCGCGCGTTCTTTATAGCAAAAAAACCTGAGATTCGTGCAAATTTTCACCGTTTTGAAGACCCCTTAAAGCGGGGGCGGGGGGGTCGGATTGGATTCCGGTGCCCCACAACTCTCTCACCTATATTCTCAGTTCAACCGGTAAGGCTTAAAGCGTCATCCAAAAGGAAAAGTCGCCCATTTCGTACCTGTGACGAATTGCGGTAAGTGTGCTAGAGGGAAGTTCCGTAGGTAGTGGGGCTTTGCTGTACGTCGTAGAGTCGCCTGTAGTTGACGGCTAGGTACCGGAAGGCATCTGCGATGTGGACGCTCCAGTTGTCTAGTGGCTTGGGTGAGAAGGAAGCTTTTACTTCGTCGTAGACTCTCTGGTATTCTCTCAGGAATAAATTAAGGAATAAGTATGTCTGGCAAAAGAAGTTCAAAATTATTAACCCCAGAAATAAATCAAATGTATGGTAGAACTTGGGGATTTAGATTAAAAAGATATCGTAAAAATGCTACAGCATTTGTTAAAAACCAATGTGAAATTCATAATAGACTACAACCTAAATTGCTCTGGATCTCTCGTCATCCTAAGAGTTTGCAAGGCTTAACATACGTTAAAAAGTTACATGGGGAATTAATCTAATGAGTGCAGTACGTGAAATAATCACCCAACAAGAACTCGATAAGCGTAAAGAAGCGATAGAATTATGCGGTAAGAATCGGGGTCCACATCAATACATTCCGATATCTTGGAGTAATGATGGCAAGCTAGAGAGAGTCGAAATGCTCATGTGTAAGGTGTGTTTCAGCCGTGTCGCAATGAAAACCTTGTATGAGCATTACGGTGAAACTAGAGTGTAGGTGAGTGCATTTTGAAGCGATGGTATGCATCATTAGCCTGTATCCAATTCGCTTTACCGGCTGAAGTATTGTAATGAGTTTTGTAATAATTCCAGATAGCCTCTACATCGTTTGCTTTCGGTAGAGGTTCTTTTACTCTGGCATAGTGGATTCTAGCCATAGCGGTAGCGAATCTTAAATCATAAACCAGTCTATCTTCAGACGGCATAGTAGGGGCATCAAAGTTATGGACGAGCTGGATGAGTATTGAAGATTTAAAGAGGATGAAGTTTTGCCAGATATCGTTATAGGTGGCTGGTTCCATCTGGTAGATTCCTAGAGCCGGACCTTTAACCTGGTGTAGGTAAGTTCCGCCCGAAGATTCATTGGCACAGGTGAAGATCATAAGCTCGACGGCATCGTCACTAAGCATCTGTAAATCGTACAATGCTCTCTTAATCACAAACTCGGTTAACTGACCACAATTCAGCATACTTTTTATTCCCATCCAGATAGACTATAATTAGATCAATTTTACATCTAAAAGGTAGATTATGAAACTGACAGATGAAGAAGCAACAGCATTAGTCAGAAAAATTCATAAAGGCATAAAGTATGATGAGAACAAACATCCATCCATGCTTTTAAAAATAATGGCCGATCCAGCAAAGAGTAGGTTAAGTGCTTTTTGTGCTGAAGCATTAATAGGTGAAGATCAGTTTTATCGCTGGATGCACAATGATGAATTATTTCTACAATGTTATGCGCTAGGCAAGATCCTATCGCGTGAGAATTGGGAACGGCAAGGGATAGAGTTAAAAGATCTCTTAACGCCACCTGGCACGATTAGCCATGCTTTTGAGTATTGGAAGATGGTAGGATGGTCAAGATTTGGGATAGGTAAGACTTGTAAGATCAAGCTTAACCTAGATCCTGATGCCAAGCCCACCGCCCACTATGCCCAACTGATTAAGCAAGCTAATGCAGGTGAGTTCACGGCTAGCGAGATTAAGCAGCTCATGGAAGCCTTAAGCTTAGGTTTAAAGACCCAACAGACAGTCGAGCTGCAAAAAGAGATAGATGACTTAAAAGCGGATTTAGCAACGATGGCGGAGAATAACCATGCCGACAATCGTTTCACAGATAAAAGAACTGCGTAAAAAGATTAGAATACCTTGGCGAATCGTCTATGTTGACCGATGGATAGAGCCAAGTGAGTTTAGAGAAAAAACGATCTATGTTCATATATGGATTTAGGAGAGAGCGATTATGGGAATGTTCGATAATATCATTGAAAAAGCAAAGCCTGAAATAGAAGCAGCTGCAAATGAAATGGGTGAAATAGCTGCAGAAGAAAAGCGCATTAAAGATCAGCAAGCCTTCGAGAAGAAGCGCATTCAGAAGAAACAGATCCGCGCTTTAAGAAACAACTTCCGTCCGGCTGGTGGATTTCTGCAGGGTGGTCGTGGCGTGAGTTTAGGCGAGTCAACTGGATTACCTTCTAAATTAGGTACTGCTTAATGGATACATCGCAGGGAATGGGTACACTAGGTACACCGAACACTTTGTTAGAAGCGCTGCGTAAGCGTTATAACTCAGCAAAATATGTAGCGGATCTTTGGATTCCTGCGATGCAAGCGTCATTCTTTTATGCTATCCCCTTTCGCAATCGTTATTATCTACCTGGTAAAGAGTTCCAGGGTACGATGCAGAATACTCGCGTCTACGATACTACGGCGGTTGAAGGCGTTAAAACCTTTGTCTCGAAAATCCACGACACCATGACACCCCCTCAAACACAGTGGGGATTCTTGGAAGTAGATCGGGCAATGGTGGATGATGAGGAAGAACAAGCGGATCAACTGACTATCGCACAACGTGAACTCAGTAAGTACATGCGTCGCTTATTCTCCTATATCCATAAGTCTAACTTCGATGTGGTGATTAATGAATGCTACTACGATTTATGTGTCGGGACGTCTGCACTCGTCATTAATCAATATACGGATGATGAGCCTTTCCTGTGTACTTCTGTTCCTTGCGATAAGCTCGCGATTGAAGAAGCGGTTAACGGGAAAATAGAGTCATGGTTTAGAACGTGGCAAAACTTAAAGATCTGTGAACTGAGTACTCGTTGGCCTAAGATCGTTCTCTCACAGGATATGATAGCTAATCTCATGAGTGATCCCGATTCCAAGGTAAAGAACGTCTACGAAGGTGTAGCGTACTTCCCGAATGAGCCGAAGGTTTACTGCTATGCTATATGGGCTGATAACTCTATCCTTTTTTCAGAATGGTTAGATTCAAGCCCTGGTATCGTCTGGCGTTGGCAAAAAACAAATAATGAGACTTGGGGTCGTGGTCCGGTCATGGAAGCATTGCCTTCTATCATCACGCTGAATGAATTAGCGAGAGTGGAACTGGCTTCCGCTAACTTGAATGTATTCAGGCCGTTCATGGGCTTCAGTGATGCTGTATTCAATCCTCATACCTTTAGGCTTGAACCCTTCACCATTATTCCAATCGCGCCTATAGGCACAGGTGGACAACCGCCATTGCTTCCACTACCAAACACTGCAGATCCGAACTTCGCACAGCTCACCATGCAAGATCTCAGATTACAGATCAAAGCCTTACTGTTTGCAGAGACACCGCAAGATGCGCCTGGTATACAACCGCAGACCGCTTATGAGCTTTCCTTGAAGCAACAGAACCTCGCGCAAAAGATCGGACCCTTGTTCTCACGTCTTCAATATGAGTTCCTCTGGCCGGTCATTAAGCGTTTTGGTTATATCCTACATAAGATGGGTAAGTTGCCACTTCCGAAACTGGATGGCATACCGATTAAGTTTAGATATGTCTCACCATTAGCCTTAGTACGCGGCCAATCAGATAACGCAAGACTTATACAGGCTGTGCAGACGATGCAGGGTTTGTATGGTCCAGATGCTACTCAGCTTTATCTAAATACTACTACCGGACCTTATATGATTGCTGAGAACCTACAGGTTGATCCACGATTCTTTAACACACCTGAACAAGTCAAAGCTGTACTGCAGCAAGTCCAGGATCAGCATAATATGCAACAAATCGCGAACTCACAAGCCATGACACCTGAACAACCAGAAAACCCCTCTCAACAAGTTGTATCTAACGAATAAGGGATCGCATGGAATTAGAAGATAATCCGTTTTTAAAACAAGAAGATTATTTTGGTGGTTATAATGAAAGTATCGAGAAGCTCAAGAATCATCCTGAACTGATTATGTTTGATAAGCTTTGTTATGAAGCCTTCTCAACTGAAGTCGCTAAGAAATGGTTAGATGTGGTATTTGAACGCTTTGTCATTCCTAGCATGGTGAATCGTGATGCTGCGAATTACAAAGAGCTGGTGATATGGGCTGATGGTTTTAAAGATGCTTTCCGCATGATTAAGCAAAATATTCTGTCACATGATCAGCGTATCAAAGCGGGGGCGAATAAATGAGTGAAAATCTAATGGATGCCGTCTTAGGTGATAAGCCCGCTGGTGAAGCACCACCTGTTATAGTTGAACGTCCAAGCTGGCTACCAGAGAAGTTCAAGACTGGTGAAGATCTCGTTAAAAGTTACAGTGAACTGGAAAAGAAGATCGGTAGTGTGCCTGAAGAATACGATCTTTCGAAGTCGATGTTCCTTGATGCAGACCGTGAGCCGATTAAGGATTTCCTGGCTACTGCGAGAGAGAAGCGCGTACCCAAAGAAGTCATGGATAAGCTAGTCGATTCTATGGATAGATACCTGGGTGAGTTCGATATTGATATGAGCCAGGAAGCAGCCAAGTTAGGCGAGAATGCCAAAGAGAGATTAACCACTCTTGATAATTGGGCAAAGGCTAACTTATCAGATGGATCGTATAGAGCTTTAATTAATAATTTACAGTCAGCTGATGCGATTCATGCATTGGAAGAATTAAGGGGTAAGATGATGAGTGGAAATACAATGGTGCCAAGCGGGAATGAAGCGTCAATGACGAATGTCGAAACTCTTGAACAGGTCAAGCAAGAGATTGTCGATAATATCGGTAAATACAAAACAGATGAAAAATATCGTAAAAGTATCGAAGCGAGATTAACCATCGTCGCCAAGAATTCAGGAATACTTGACAAATCATCTTCATAATCTGTTATAATTTTATCCAAGTCGCATAGGATATGACTATCCTGTGCGGTTTAGGACAACTTAACACCTGGACCTCGCTTTAGAGATAATCTCTTAAGTGGAAAGCCCTAAATAATTTTTAGTCAAAGTTTTTAATATTGATTAATTTTTTAGGAGACTTCCATGTCTACTTCATTAACTGCAGTACAACAGATAGAATTTGATGCTCTTGTCAAAGCTGAATACCAATCTCTCGGTTTTTTACTCCGTGATACTGTTCGTGTGCGTCGCGATGTTATTGGCGCTACTGTTTCGTTCCGTAAAGTAAACCAGATTCAAGCGGTTGCTACCGGCTACCTGCAAACAGTTGTCATCCAAGATCCTGGCTATTCTCAAACCCAGGCTATCTTGCAGAAATATACAGCTCCTACAGCTGTTGATACCGTACAAGAACTGACCGTTAACTTTGATGCTAAGATGGAAAATGCCATGTTAGTAGCAAATGCACTCGGCCGTCGTTCGGATCAGATCATTATTGATTCTCTGGCTGTCAGTCCAGGCGATACCATCGCTGAAGGTGGTACAAACATGACATACACAAAGTACACCGATATTATCGAGTTCTTTGATAATAACGCTGTGCCATTACCAGAAAGATTCGTCGCTATGTCTGCGTCTAACTTCAGATCATTACTAGCTGCAGATCAATTCGTTTCAACCTTCTATACACAGAATCGCGTGTTAGATAAGGGTTTTGTCAGAGAATATCTGGGTATTAATGTCATCATCATTCCTGAAATGCTAGAAGGTGGTTTGCCATTGTCCGGCGGTTTAATCCGTAAGACTTTCGCATGGCATAAACAATCAACTGGTATGGGTATCGGTCATGATTTCAGAACTGAAATTAATTACTTACCACGTGAAACATCATGGTTAGTGAATGGTATTTTCTCTGGTGGCGCAATCACGATTGATAACAAAGGTATTATCGAAGTCGATTGCAACGAGAACTTCTAATCTAACGTTTATTGGAGAATATTATCATGGCTTTTACAGATTTCAATTGGACTTGTATGTCACCCGCGTTAAACCAGGGTCAAGAAACAATCATCCCTTTCGGAGGATCTTCTACTCTTTATAATGCGCCAAACTCTTTCATCTATGGAACGGCAACTGATGCAGTTGCGACTATTGTTGCAGCTAATTACTTCCTTTCAAAATATTCTGTTTTAAAAGTGGGCGATTGGATTTTTGTTAATGGATCTGATGCAAGTACAATATTAATTGTAACTGCATCTACTTCTACGAGTGTAACAACCGCACAATTTGCTGCTTCTGGTACAGTTAACACAGCTAATATTGTGAATGGTGCTGTTACCTATGCGAAGATCCAGAATGTCGCTGCTTCATCTTTACTTGGTAATCCTACAGCGGGTCCTATTGCCCCTGAAGAAATTACATTAGGTAATGGTTTAGCATTCTCAGGTACAACTTTGAAAGTGCCAGATACCAACTTAATCTACGCAACCGTCGCGGTTACTGCAGCTGAGTTCAATGGTATGTATGCAGCTCCTAAGCTGTTAGTTGCAGCGCCAGGCGCGAACAAACAGATCATTCTCTACCGTAGTGTATTAGCGATGACATTTGTATCAGCTAATTATGCTGCTGGTGGTGTGGTTGCTGTTCAATATGATTCTACCGTTCATGGTGCTGGTGTACTGGCTACTGCTACTGAAGCTGCTGCTGATTTCTTTGCTGCTGCAAGTACAAGCTTTAGATTGTTAATGAGTACGGCGATTGCACCGTTCTCAACTACAGTCGATAAAGGATTGTATCTGAGCAATCAAACTCAGGCATTTACCACTGGCGACAGTACATTCGTTGTACATTTATGGTATAGCATTATCCCAACTGTATAAAGAATAGAAAGGAGTAGATTGAATGGCTGTGACTAAGACTAGTATCGTGAGCCTCGCGGTAATGCTGCTCGGTCACAAACCCATTATCACTCTTGATAACGCCGATGATCTCGTCATCTCAGCATCCCAGGCATTCGATGTTTTATTGCCTAGTGTGCTGAGTACGGGTAATTGGCGTTTCTCTATGCAAATACAGCAATTGAGTTTATCTCCGATTATTCCGCCAACGCAGATAGGCTGGACGAATGTTTACTATTTGCCTTCGGGATTTCTGAAGAATATTCGGGTGATACCACAGAATTACGTCTATGAGATATATGCAGGTGGTTTGATCTATACAAACTGGGGAACGCAAACACCGATTTACATGGAATATGCCTTCTTGCCGGATGTAAGCCAACTACCACAATATTTCATTAATTATTTTATTTATGAGATTGCTAGTTTCCTCGCACTCTCTAGCGCACAAAAACCAGACTTCTATAGTGTCCTAGAAGCAAAGCGTATTTATCAGTTAGCGGTTGCTGCAGCAACAGATGCTCAGAATAGACCTCAGTTTAGCCAGGTCGATATTCCAATGCTCAACAAGAGAAACATAACCGGTGTTATTGGACCACAAATAGGTTAATGAATGGCTTATCAATTATGGTCACAAGATAATTTCTCTAAGGGCGAACTATCGCCTTATATGTATGCTCGCGCTCAAACTGCGATGTACTACGATGGGCTTAAAGTCGCTCAGAATGCTTTAACCTATCCAACGGGTGCAGCTGGAACAAGATTCGGTACACTCTATCAAGCTACGCTGAATGCCGCGATTACTTCATTTAACCAGATATTCTTCCAGACCTTCCAATGGCTGGATAATGCAGTATTTCAGTTAGTCTTTAGACCTCTAGCAGTTGATATTTATTTAGAAGGGATTATTCAAGCAACAGTTGTTACAACCCTAGATGCCGTAGATGTCTTTAATCTGGATTACACCGTATTACAACAAGCTTTTAGGATAAGTGGTGAAGCGATAGGAAAACCAAAAGATTTAACGGTAGTAAAGGGTGCTGCTAATGCGATTAGTGTTGTGAATGCAAATTCATTCACGTTAACGAATCCAGTCGACACGGCGACTATTTTTCCTGTTTCGTTTCATAATAACACTCCAGCGAATTTACCAACTTCAGATCCTCAAATTAAAAATGATCTAGTTTATTTTGCAAGGCGCACAGGTGCGAGTACGGTTGAGATTTACAATACTGCTTTTGATGCCAAGTTCCAGTTAAACAAATTCACGATTACCGCTGCTTCAGGTACACCAACAACGAATATGTTCACATTCACCACTTGGGCGATTAATGACTTCGCCATACAAAATTATCCGATTTATGATTTTGATGGTGGATATGATGCGATTAATTTCACACCTGCAGCAGTAACAGGCAATACTACTCTTGCAGCTAGTTCATCTATTTTTACAGTTGCGATGGTTGGAGGGGCATTTATTGGTGGTGGTGGTACAGCCAGAATAACGAATTTCAATAGTGGTACTAGCGTCGATATCTCTGTTCAAGATCCATTTGAAGGAACAACTCCTATTCGTGGAAGTCTGGCCTTACTTGCCGAACCTGCTTGGAGTGATGCGCGTGGATGGCCTCAGAAATGTTCCAGTTATCAGAACCGCGCTTTATTCGCAAATACAGCCTCATTACCTAATGGATTCTGGGCGAGTGTGACGAATGACTATAAAGACTTCGGGGATCTCACTACTGATGATGATGATGCTATATTCTGGCTACCGTCATCAAATGACATCAACGTCATCCGATTCATCGTGCCATTCAGAAGTATCACGGTCCATACCAACTCAGGGATCTACTCCAGCCCATTATCTGAAGTCTCACCCATTACCCCGTCAACCTTTACGCTGCAGCTCCAAGATTCCACCCCAGCCGATGTATTGCAGCCCCAAGCCATAGATAACCAGATTATTGTGCTATCGGGTAATGACGTTCATACGATGCTCTGGGATGGTATCAATAATGCTTATACGTCAAACATTGTAAGTGTGGCATCTGAACAGACTATCCGTGATCCAGTCGATGAAGCAGCCTTCGCAGATCTCAGACGTGCTGGTAGTCGCTACGTCATGATTATTAATGCCAATGGCACACTAGCCGTCTATCAGACCCTGCAGTCTGAGAATGTCTCAGGCTTCACGCCACATATCCTAGAGCAATCCTATGGCCATGCCTCCTTCCGTCAAGTAGCGAGCAATTTTGATGGCCGGTGCTGGTTCGTGAATGAGAGACAGATTGCATCTAATGTTGCTCCTATCGCGATAACTGGATTTACACCGGCAAGTGTTGGCGTTAATAGCACTCTAACCGCAATTGGTATTCAGGCGGTATTGAACCCAGTCGATTCTGACGGCAATCCTGTGCCCACAGCAATCACTTTTACAACGAGTGGTACATTGCCCGTTACCTCACCTGCAATTGCCATACAGACGTACTACTGGGCTTTAGCGACAGGTGCGAATACTTTCGTAGTCTATCTTTCCCAAGATGATGCAATAGCTGATGAGAATGCGATTGCCTTTACCAGTGCTGGAACTTCTAGCAATGTCGTAGCATGGCCACTAGCGACTATCTTCACATTGGAAGAACTCACGCAAGATACTCACCTTGATTGTGCATTTTATTATAACAGCACACCAACCGACGTGATTACGACCGGCGCTCTATTCAATGCTCAAGCGGTGAAAATGGTTGGTGATGGTTTTGGCTTTGATGCTATCGGCGTGAATAATACGGTTTCATTTGAATCTCACGGTGATCCAGTTAATGTGACTGAAGCGTACATAGGCTTCCCGATTAACCTGATTATCGAACCTATGCCGATCTCACCCCCACCGAATCAGATGACAACTCTCACGAAGCCTACACATATCCGGTTTGCGAGATTCATGTTCAATAATACGATTGGTGGAACGATTAACGGCGTACCGATTTCTTTAGTACCATTCGACCAGGCTGATATTGGGCAACCTCCTATTCCAGCACGCGGTGTGTTTGAAATGGCAATTATGAGTGGATGGGATGACTTTAATCTTCCATCCTTTACGATAGAACATAACGACCCATTTAATTTACAGTTGATTGGTATATTCTATTCAGTAGATGTTTAATTTAAGGGTTTAACTATGCTACCTATAGCCTTCATGCTCGCAGCTCAAGCAGGTGGAATGATTATTGATTACTATGGCCGTAGCCAATCTAGTGCTATGGCAAAGGAAGGCGCTGAAATGCAGCAACAAGCCATTGAGCGGGCAATACAGTATTCCAGGCTCAATACTGAAGCAGAAAGCCTACAAGCCATGCAATCGCTTAGAAAGAACCTGGGAAGCCAGGCGGTCATGTTTGCTAGTCGCGGTATTCGTCAAGGTGCGGGAAGTAATGCCCTATTCGCTAATGAGTCCGTAGGTAACTACAATATGGATGAGAGAATGAGAAGGCTTAATCAACTCTCTAATGAATCCAAGATGAGAGCTGGTATTCAGGCTTCTAAATCGCAACAACAAGCATTTGAGAACGAGAACTGGAATGCTTTTACTAAAAGCATCATAAATAAGATCCCAACCAATCCTGACGCTTATAAAGGATTAGCAGAAAGTTTTGGATTTAATAAAGTCAGTAGTGGTAGGAGTTCGCCTACATGAGCACTCCAGAAATTCCAGTCTTAGAGCGTAAAGTAGGATTAAACCTTGATACGAGCGTTCCTGACTATCAAACGCCAGCTTTGAATCTAGCTAAGTCAGATACTTTACTTTCTGATATTGGTTCTAGTGTCGCTCAGAATGCTAGTAATGCGATGGCCGAACAACTTGGTTACACGGCTGGTTTGAATCCTAAAGGGAATCTATGGCCTGCCTTAACAGACTTCGATAAACATTTTGCTGAAACTTATCATACGCAAGCGCAAGCAACTCTCGGATTACAAGCTCAACAATTATTTGATACTGCTCATGTTCAAATGAGTAAAGCGACAAGATTAACACCTGAATTGATAGCGAATACAAATAAACAGTTAATGGCTGGTTTAGAAGGAATAGTTCAAAATGCACCTACAGCGGTTCGCAGTAAATTAGAATTACAGTTTAAATCTCAGTTAAGCACACAAAACGCTCAATACTCTGAAAAGATGTTTGTTCAACAAAGAGAAGATGAGAAAGAAAATCTTATTAGCATTATTGATACGAATAGTAGAGCAATCTATGAAACTGTGATGCGTGGTGATTATGGAACAGCTGAGAAACAATTACTCGTTCAATTAGAGAATATCCAGAATGGTACGGATAATCACCATTGGGATAAAGCCCAAGGTGAGAAGTTAAAAGAACAAGCTAAACAGGATCTCATTAATGCGACTAGCAGTTATGAAGTAACCGCAGCACATAAAGCTGGAAAAGCTGGTGAATACTTAAAAACATTAGTGGATCATAAACCTTCTAATTTAACTGAAGCTCAGTATCAAGATAAGTTATCAACGGCATTAAAACAAACTCAATTTCTTGATTCTCTAGTTGCTCAAGATCAGAATTTAAAATCTCAACAGATGTTAAATCAGATTGCTACCGCACCTGGCGCTATTACTCAAGCTCAATGGGATGCTTTCGCTAATAGCGTATCGCCTATGAAGGCTGAACAGGTCAAGTTTCATTATATCCAGGCATTAAAAAAGAATGAGACTGATACAACAGCTAGAGATAGCTTAATTGCCAATTGGAGTAATCCAGATGCTCAGGCAAATGCCGATCCAAAAGATAAAAAATCAGCATTTAATAAGCAAGTAGTAGATGCCATGCAGAATAGTCATCAAACGACTATTCCTATGCGTTCACCTGAACCGTTATCTTTAGAACAAGCGCAAGTTCAAGTGGCTACTAATGCAGGTGGCGAGATACCTGTATTTACGAATATTTTAAAGAATAAATTAAAAAGTTCTAATCCTGCTTATAAAGAGTCTGGCGCACAACAAATTCATGCCTTATTACAGAATGGAAATGGACAAGCGTTATCTGGTTTAAATGAACAAGATTGGTCAATGTATAGTGCCTTTCAATCACTCAGAGATTCTCCAGATCCTATAAAGGCAGCTCAGGATGCACATAATCGAATTTACAACCAAGATCCTGAAGTAGAGAAATTAAATAATCATAAATTCCAGAATATTCTTACTAAAAAGAATACACTTGGTGTATCAAATGACAATTTTGCATTACAAGCTGTTGGTATGTCTAAAAGTGATTTTCTCGATCCAGCATTAGCATCAGCTTATGGAATGAATATACTTAGTAAATTATCAAACTTTTATTCTATCTCTGGTGATTTAGAAGAAGCTAAAGCATCTACGCAAATATGGGTAGATAAAAATTATGGTAATACTTTTATTAACGGTGGAAAACATACTACTCTACATCCGATTGAGAAAGTAGTTGGCTTTAGTGATCGTGATGGCGTTCCTTACATTCAGCAAGATGTGATTGAACAATTTAATGAAAAGTTAATCCCATTAAAAAAACAATATGATGAAAAGAAAACTAATGAATATTGGGAAATGGTACCTGTTAATATTACTAGAAATCGACAAGCTACAATTGATGAACTAAAGAAAGGGATCGTTCATAAGATCGCATCTAATCTATACAATAATGATTATTCTAATCTTGGATCAGATATTAAATCATCAGTAACAAAAACAGGTATTGAATTAGCCG